CTTAACTTACAAGGATAACGAAGCTTTAGATCAAAGAATTGTCGATACTATAGAGAGTCGTAAGGATAATAAGCAATGGTGGCGTGTTTATGGACTCGGATTACTGGGAGAAGTAGAAGGTCGTATTTATACAGGCTGGGCTATTAAAGATGAAGTTCCTCACAATGCTAGACTATGGAGATATGGACTGGATTTTGGGTATTCTGTAGATCCTACGTCTATCGTAGCCGTCTATGAATATGATGGAGGATTAATTTTAGACGAGATTTTATATCAAAAGGGTATGAGTAACAAAGAAATCGCTGATGTGCTTAAAAATCATAAACGTGCTTTAGTTATTGGAGATTCTGCTGAACCTAAGTCAATAGACGAGCTAAAAGGTTACGGAATTAACATAATAGGTGCTAGAAAAGGTAAAGATTCTATAGCTAATGGAATTTCCTATGTTCAAGAGCAACGAATTACCATGACTAAGAGTTCTACCAACTTAATTAACGAATATCGCAATTATATGTGGATGAAAGACAGAGATGATAAGAAAATTAACGTACCTAATGGAATTAAGGATCATTTAATGGATGCTTTAAGGTATGCTATAGCTAATCAAAGAAAAGTAGAGTGGAAACCAAAACCTGTCGGGGGGATAAAACCTTACTTTGAAGGTATAGGTATTTAGCTTGACTTCAGGTATGAATTTCTGAGAGTATTATCGTATGACTGATATCACAAAACCCCTAACTTTAGATGGAATCAAACAGACTCCTGAGATGACAATGCTTTTAAACAACAAGCAAGATGGATTCGACTACAGAGAACGTAGACATCCACAGTGGAAAGAGAACTACACACTATATAGGGATAGAGTTATCGTAAATAGACTTACTCAACGCCAATCAGTCAATATTCCTTTAATGAAACAAACTGTTAAGACTCTTTTAAAAGATGTTGATGATATGCCTGTACTTTATTTTGAGAATCTAGACAACGATAAAGAAGCAGAGACATTTTTAAACGAATACTGGAAATGGACTGTTCAAATGAACAATATGCAAATTATGGATATTGTAGATAAGAAACAAGTCTTCCTATTTGGAAGATCTTTCATTCAGGTTCAGATTATTGATGGAATGGTTAAATTCACAGTCGTAGACCCACAAGATATCTTAGTTTCACGTTACATAGACCCTACTGATATAAATTCAAGCAGATACTTATGTCATACACATATTTATGTTCCTGTTAATTCACTAGGACAAAATGAAGACTACGATCCAAAAGCAATTGAAAAGTTAAAGAAATGGCACGCAACTGATGAAGGTATAGCTAAAATTGGTAGTAATTCATATTTACACGCTGATAAAGATCAGAAAATGAATGATATGGGTCTTAATACAGATGTATCTTTAGGAGAAGGATATGTGGAGCTTACGCAACATTTTGTCTTTAGAGATGAAGGAGATGGAGAACAAATCTATCTATATGTAGAAGCTGACGATCAAGTAATCTTAATGAAGAAGAAACTCGAAGATATCATGGGTGTTACCAAAGATAATTATTGGCAGACTCACTTCCCATACAATACATGGGCTGATGATTTAGAGAGACAAGACTTTTGGAGTGATGGAGTAGCTGATACTGTTAGAACACCTAACAAGATTTTAAACTCATTTTACTCACAATTAATAGAAAATAGAACACTTCGTAACTATAATATGCACTATTATGATTCCACTGGAGTCAAAGATACGTTTATGCCTAATACCTTTAATCCTACCCCCTGGGGATGGTATGGTATTCCAGGAAACCCTAATGAGTTTATGAAGACTGTCACAGTTCCAGATTTATCAGAATCTATGGACGAGATGGATTTCATCATTAATATGACTGAGAAGGCTACTGGTGCAACAGCAACTCAACAAGGTAACGTACAGGAGAGAGAAGTAACGCTAGGAGAAGTACAACTAGCTCTTGGAGAGGCTAAGGAACGTGTTAAAGGAATGGCTAAGTTCTACACACCTGCTTGGCAATTAAGAGGAGAGATGTTCTTGAAAGTAATTGAAGGATCTCCTGAGAAGTTAGATGCAGTTAAGATTAACAAAAAAGGTAGAAATTCAAGCGATATATATGAGAGAGAGATTACTCCTAATGACTGGATGTCAAAGAGTGGTTACTCTACTAAGGTATGGAGTTTAGAAGACAAAAATACCCAAGATTCAGATATGTTGCAAAAGCTTAACGCTACAGCAACACTTATGCCTTTAAACAAGAAACTTAAAGAAATTTACCAACGTAAACTTTTAGAGTTTGATGGCTTACCACCAGATGATATTAATGCAGTTATGGAAGAAGAAAGACTACTTCTAGAACAGGCTAATGCTAATCCACAAATTCAAGCTCCAACAGACACTGTAGGACAAGCACAGCCAATTCAAGATGATACAGTAGGGAAACTAGAAGCAATAAGAAAAAACATTAATCAGACAGCAAAATGAAGCAACAAGCAGAGATGAACTTGCAGGCACTCAATGAAGAAATTGGCAAGAAGATGAAAGAAGAAGAACCTAAAAAAGAATAAAGAAAGGGAAATATGTTAGGGGAAATTCTAGATAAAGTAGGTCTTAAATATGACGAACTTACAACAGAGGAGAGAGAAACTCTACACTCTTGGGTTGGCTCAGTAGAACAATCTACAATGAGTGGATCTAAAATTAAAGATTATATTCAATCTATGAAGGATTCTGTATCTTTAGAGTTATCAGATTCAAAAATCGGTAAAAGACAAGATATGTATCTAAAAGCACGACTTAGAAATTATATTTTACTTGAAGCGTTTTTAGAGACTCCTGAGAAGGCGAAATCAGCCTTAGACAGAGCGATCGCTGGTATTGTTAGTAGCAAAAAGTAATAAATAATAATAAAATAGTCCTAACCACCAATAGGTGACTGGAAAGGTAAATATGGCAGACAATCACGTCAAGCCCACTTCAGAAGAATTAGATGCTAATGCAGATGCAGTTTTAGAAGAACTGGAATCTGTAAAGGAAGTGGAAAAAGAAGAAATAGAAGAAGTTATCGAAGAAATCGAAGAAACTGAAGAGGAAGTTGAAGAAGTTAAAGAAGAAGAAACTAAGGAAGAAGAATCAGAAGATTTTAAAGAGAAATATATCCAATCTACAAGAGAAGCTCAAATTCTTTATCATAAGAATAAGAAGATCTCTGATGCTATGGATAAAGCTAACTCTATAGAAGAACCAACTGAAAGCGATCTCAAGTCTGAATACACTGACTGGGATATCATGTCAGATATAGAAAAGAGAATGGCTAAAGACTCAATGGTTAATTCCCGTAGATTTAGTGCTATCAATGAAGTAAGTGAGGATTTTAAACGATCAGACTATTGGAAAGTTAAAGTAGATAAATTTTTAGACGATCCAAGTAACTTAGTTAATAATCCAGCTTTAGAAGGTAAAGAAGATGACTTTAGATCATTCTCAAGTAAACCAAGTCGTAGAGGATTAGATTTTGATGATTTAATTGCTTCATTCTTATATAAAGCAGATCAGGCTAAACCAAAAAAATCTAAAGGTAAACAACTTGAAAGCGTATCTACTTCAGATAAGCCAAAACCAAAAAGTAATAAACTTTCTGTACAACAAGGAAGAAGCTTGAGAAAAACTGACTACAATAAATGGAAATCAATGCTCAAGGCAGGAAAAATCCAACCTTTATAGTATAACTTGACAGTACACCAAATTTTGTTCTAGGGTATAGCTACAGCGACTTCCTAACCCTTTAATTAAGGACTGGCAAAAGTCAGTATAAATTATTTAAAGGAAGGTAATATGGCAAGTGCATATTCAACCAAACTCGCTGAAGGCTTTTCCCAAAGGCTTTTAAAAGAGGTTTACGATAAGTCTCTCACAGACGTTATCGTAAATAGAGATTATCAAGGGGAAATTAACGAAGTAGGTTCTAAGATTAATATCTTGAACTTTGCTAGAATTTCAGAAAAAACATACAGTGGAAGCGACTTAACAGTTGATTCTCTATATGAAAACAATGCTGTTCTAACAATAGATCAACTTAAATCTTTCTACTGGCAGGAGAAAACCATTGATAGATGGGAATCTTACATCAAGAATCCACACGCAACTGTTGTTCAGCAA